ATGATGAAGTTTGGAATGATTTTGTAAAAACAGGTAAAGTGAAAGGCTTTAGCATTGAAGGATATTTTGCTGATAAACTAGAAAGGCCTAATGAACCAAATAAATTAGCTATAATGGAAGAGGAAGAAGCACAGGCTTTACTAAGTGAAATAAAAAATGTAATTTCTTTAGAAAAAGATTGTGTAGAATGTGATAAGGTACAAATGGAATCTTTTAGTGATTATCCAGATGCTGTAAAAAACAATGCAAAAAGAGGTATAGAATTAAATAAAAAGGTTAATAACAAATGTGCAACAGATGTAGGAAAAATACGTGCACAACAACTAGCACAAGGTAAACCTATATCCGTAGATACTATTAAAAGAATGTACTCTTATTTAAGTAGAGCGGAAGCTTATTATAAAGAAGGAGATAATGAAGCTTGTGGTACTATATCTTTTTTATTATGGGGTGGATTAGCAGGTAAACGTTGGAGTGAAAGCAAGTTAAAACAATTAGAAAAGTTACAATCTATAGAAATAGATGAGAATTATATGATAATAGACGATAGATTAGCTTACTCTACACAAGATATGGCTGAAAAAATATCTAGAGACTTAGGATGTGAAGGTTTCCATGTGCATAACGTAGATGGTAAGGATTGGTATATGCCTTGTGAGCAACATAGCGTACAAGAAAAAGAATTAAAAGCACCTTGTTGGCCTGGATATGAGCAAATTGGAACAAAAATTAAAAATGGTAGGAAAGTTCCTAACTGTGTACCTATAAAATAGCATGAGAAAAAAAATAAACTACGATAATAAGCATACATCCAGCCCTAAAACCAATAAAAGGGGTTGTTTATGTAAAGACGGTGAAACCTATTCTAGAAAATGTTGTGATGGTAGTTACCAAGCACAAGGTATTGGGAAAATATAACAAAGTTAATTTTTAATTATTTATATATATATTATGAAACCAGTAGAAATGTTAAATCAAGTTAAAGAACTTCTAGGAATGGAAGTTGAGCTATCTGAAGAAATAAAGTTAGCACAAATGAAGCTGGAAAACGGTACTGTATTAGAAGCAGAAACGTTTGAAGGTGAACAACCTGTATTTATTGTTACTGAAGACGAAAGAGTTCCTGTACCAATGGGTGAATATAACCTAGAAGATGGTATGGTTCTTGTAGTGGAAGAAGAAGGTATTATTAAAGAAATTAAAGAAGCATCTGCTGCTGAAGAAGAAATCGAAGAAGTAGAAGCATCTGATGAAATTTCTGAAGAAAATACTGAAACTGAACTAGAAGAAGAGGAAGAGCAAGAGGAAATGAAATACGTAACAAAACAAGAATTAAATGCAGCGGTTGATGAAATTAAAGCAATGATCGACGAACTTAAGTACGATAAAAAAGACGAAGAGGAAATGTCAGCTGATATTGCAGAAAATTTAGGACTTGCAATGACAGAAATGTTAAGCAAGGAAGAACCTGTTGAGTTAAGTGAGGAAACTGAAAAAGTAAATCACTCTCCAGAAGGTAAAGAAACAAAACCTCTAAACTTATATGCTAAAAGAAGAACGCATACAGTAAAGGATAGAGTATTAAATAGAATTTTAAATTTAGATAAATAATAATTATGGCTACTACAACTTCAATTACAACTACGTACGCTGGAGAATTTGCTGGAAAGTATATCTCTGCTGCATTGTTGTCTGGTGCTACTCTTGATAAGGGTAACATCGAAATTAAACCGAACGTAAAGTTCAAAGAGGTTATCAAAAAAGTTGCTTCAGATGCTAATTTTATAAAAGATGCATCTTGTGATTTTGCTGATACAGGAACTTTAACATTAACTGAAAGAATCCTTCAACCAGAAGAATTCCAAGTTAACTTAGAACTATGTAAAAAAGATTTTAGATCTGATTGGGAAGCAATTAGCATGGGTTACTCTACATTTGACAACCTACCTCCTAACTTCTCAGATTTCTTAATTAGCCACGTTGCTGGTCTAGTTGCAGAAAAAACTGAGCAAAACATTTGGGGTGGGGTTAATGGTAACGCAGGTGAGTTTGATGGATTAACAGTATTAATGGCTGCTGATTCTGATGTAAACGATGCAGCTAATGGATCTGAAACTTCATTTACATCTTCTAACATCGTTACATTATTAAGTAACGTTGTAGATTCTATTCCAAACGCAGTGTATGGAAAAGAAGATTTAAAACTTTATGTACCACCAGTTGCTTGGCAAGCTTATATTAGACACTTAGGTGGATACGGCGCTAACGGATTAGGTGCTGCTGGTTACAAAAGCGAAGGAAACCAATGGTGGAACAATAACGCTTCATTATCTTTTGAAGGTATTGAAGTAGTATATACCCCAGGTATGCCTACTGACCATATCGTTGCAGGTCAAAAATCAAATATTTTCTTCGGGACAGGTCTATTATCTGACCATAATGAAGTGAAAGTTATTGATATGGCTGATTTAGATGGTTCACAAAATGTTAGAGTGGTAATGAGATTTACTTCTGGTGTACAATACGGAATCGGAAGTGACATGGTATTATTAACTTTAGCTTAATAGCAGTTTAACATAAATAAAGGGGTAGGTGGAGTTTCTACCTCCCCTTTTTTTAATAAAATTTATAAACTATGGCATGTACATTAAATAAAGGAAGAATCGAACCATGTAAAGATGTAGTTGGTGGTATAAAACACGTATATTTTACAGATTTTGATGGTTATGGCACTGTAACGCAAGATGCAGATGACCAAATTACAAATATGGATGGCACTTTTACTGCATATAAGTATGAATTAAAAGGGAATTCATCTTTTGAGCAAACAGTAAATGCCTCCAGAGAAAATGGAACAGTATTTTTCGAGCAAACATTAAACTTAACTTTACATAAATTATCAAAAGCAGATAATAAAGAAATTAAGTTATTAGCTTACGGAAGACCACATATTGCTGTTGAAGATTATAACGGTAACGTTTTTGTTATGGGTCTAGAAAATGGAGCGGAAGTTTCAGGGGGGACTATTGTAACAGGAGCAGCGATGGGTGACCTTTCCGGGTATACTCTTACATTTACAGGACAAGAAAAAAAGCCAGCTAACTTCGTGGACAGCCCAACGGCTACAGATCCATTTGCAGGTATGGCAGGTGCTACAGTTACTGTAACTGCAGGTTCAGATTTCTAGGATATACTTTCTCTATATCTATTAAATTGGGGGCTACGGCCTCCATTTTAGTATAACAATTCCTATCTTTTTCTATTGTATAAGTATGATTATATTACAAGATTCAGATAGCGCACAAACTATTAAGTTTATACCAAGATCTTATAGCTCTGCAATGACTTATACTGTTAGTTTAACATCTGAAACAGAAAACAAATCTGTTTATTCACAAAACGTTTCTAATAGTTTTAATTTGCAAGATTATTACAGAGAATACAGTGCTATTTTTGATTTAAAACAAAATAATTTCTATATGTTGGAAATAAGTGATGATTCTAATAATATAATATTTAAAGATAAGGTATATTGTACTAACCAAACAGTGGTTGATTATTCAGTAAACGACGGAGTTTACACAACCCATAGCAGCAATAATGAATTTATAATCGTATAATGGAAAACTTACATATATTAAACCTATCTAGCTATAATAGACCAGTTATTAAGGAAAGTAAAAACAAAGAATGGATAAATTATGGTGAAGATAACAATTATTACCAATATATTATAGAAAGATATAATGGAAGCGCAACAAACAACGCTATTATTAATGGAGTTGTAAATATGATTTATGGAAAAGGCTTAGACGCAACAGATTCTAATAAAAAACCAGATGAATATGCACAAATGCGATCAATGTTTTCTAATAAATGCATACGTAAAGTTGTTCAAGATTTAAAATTATTAGGAGAAGCCTCTATGCAAATAATTTACAAAAACAACAAAGTAAGTAAAGCAGAGCATTTTCCTAGACAAACTTTAAGAGCAGAAAAATGCAATGATAAAGGAGAAATAGAAGCTTATTATTATTTCCATGACTGGAGTAAGCTAAAACCATCTGATAAACCAGAAAGAATACCATCTTTTGGGTTTGGAAACATGAAAAAATCGGAAGTTATAATTATTAAGAGGTATGTTAGTGGATATGATTATTATGCACCAGTGGATTATCAAGGTGGTTTGGCTTATGCTGAATTAGAAGAAAATATTGCTGACTATTTAATAAATGAAGTAGAGTGTGGTTTTTCAGGAACAAAAGTAGTTAATTTCAATAATGGTGTACCTGATAGGGAAAAACAATTGCAAGTTAAAAGTGATGTATTAAATAAATTAACAGGTAGTAAAGGTGAAAAAGTAATTGTTGCATTTAATAATAATGTAGAAAGCAAAACAACAGTGGATGATATACCTTTAAACGATGCTCCACAACATTATGAGTATCTATCTAATGAATGTGTAAAAAAATTAATTATCTCCCATAGGATTACATCCCCTTTACTTATAGGTGTAAAAGATGGTAATGCAGGTTTAGGTAATAATTCAGATGAGATAAAAACAGCTTCTTTATTATTTGATAATATCGTAATTAAAAATTACCAAGAGCTACTTATAGATGCTTTTGATGAAATTTTAGCAGTAAATGGGATTTCTCTTAATTTATACTTTAAAACACTACAACCTTTAGAGTTTGTAGAAATAGATACACCGGTAGATAAAGAAACACAAGAAGAAGAAACAGGTGTTAAACTAAAAGAAGATGTACAAGAATTATCCGATGATATAGCAAATGATATATTGGAAAATCTAAAAGGAGAAGAAATAACGGATGAATGGGAATTGGTAGATGAAAGAGAATACAGCGAGGATAATTCTGATATTGAAACTTGGGCAAATGAATTAATAGAACCTAAACATTCTTTACTTAAAAAAATAGCAATGGCCATACCTAATATAAAAAAAGGCAAAGGGGATTTCTCTGTATTGGATAAAAGCTATTATAAAGTAAGATATAAATATGCAGAAAAATACTCTAGTAATAACACAAGAGATTTTTGTAGAGCATTAATGAGTAGGAATATGGTATACCGAATAGAAGATATAGATGATGCATCTGATAAAGGTGTAAATAAAAAATTTGGACATAAAGGTAAACCTTATAATTTGTTTAGATTTAAAGGAGGAGTTAATTGTGGGCATTATTGGGCACAGCAACTTTATAGATTAAAGAAAAAAACAAATGGTAAATACATAGAAAAATCAGATAAAATAAAAGATTATGTTCCTGTGGATAGCATTCCTAAAACATACCAGGCTAGACCAAGAGGTTGGAAGGATGCTGAAAAAGCACCAGCAGATATGCCAAATTCAGGACATCATCCAAATTATAAAAAATAAACATGGCACAAGCATTATTTATTACAAGAAACGATTTAGTTAAATATACTGCTGTAAATGGAAACGTAGATACGGATAAATTTATTCAGTTTATTAAGATTAGTCAGGATATACATATACAAAACTATCTAGGAACCGATTTATTTAATAAAATAGGTGCTGATATTATAGCTGGTACTTTAGCAGGGGATTATTTATCCCTTGTAAACGATTATATAAAGCCTATGGTGATACATTGGGCGATGGTTGAATACTTACCCTTTGCAAGTTATTCTATTGCAAATAAAGGGGTTTTTAAGCATTCTAGCGAAAACAGTTCTAATGTAGAAAAAAATGAAATAGATTTTTTAATTGAAAAATCAAGAAACTTAGCTCAGTATTATACTGATCGATTTATTACTTATATGAGTTTTAACAACGATAGTTTTCCAGAATATAATAGTAATAGCAATTCTGATGTATATCCAGATAAAGATGCAAGTTTTGAAGGATGGGTATTATAAAAACGTATAAGCCGAAAAAGGTAAATATAAAAAAGTTATTAATTTATTTAAAAAAAAATAATGGCTACATTAACAAGCACGAAAATAAAAAATACTTATGATGCACTTCTAAAAGCTAGTGATAATGATGCTATAGGAAGTTCAGCGAAACAAATAACTGATGGTTTAGGGAACGGTACGCCTTTATATATATCTACAACTCAAATAGGTATAGGAGTAACGCCTGAAGCAACATACGACCTTCACGTTTACCAAAATGCCAAAGTAGGAGGTAATTTAACTATAACAGGAGATTTAACAGTAAACGGAACAACAACAACTGTAGGAACAGATACTCTATCTGTAAAAGACCCATTAATAGTATTAGCTAATAATAACACAAGTGCAGATTCAGTAGATATAGGATTTTATGGTAAGTACGCACCTAGTGGAACAACTTTATATGCAGGTCTATTTAGAGATACAGGAGATAACAAATTTAAAATATTTAGAGACCTAGAAGAAGAACCAACAACTACAGTAAATACAAGTGGAACAGGATATACTAAAGGAGATTTAGTTATTGGTAATTTAGAAACTACACAAATAGATTTAG